AAAAAAAATCTCCGGAGGTCCAGAGATTGTTTAAACTTTGATCATTTCTTGGATACTTTCATTACGATATAAACTTGAGATTGTGAAATTTGAATGTCATAACTATCAAGCTCAACCCCTTTTGATTCCGCGTACTCTTCTACGCTTACAGATCCAAAGCCGTCACCGCATCTATTGATGTCTCGGGAATTTACATGTCCAGCATTACACATAATTAGGAATTTGCTTCCGATCTCATCCTTTTGGATGCTCACCGCACTTGCGCTCATTGAAACTAACACGCCAACACCTAACATCAATGCTTTTAATAATTTGTTCATTTTAAATCTCCCGTAATTTTTATCTCTTGTCTTTATGTGATGTATTATAATGCATCTAAAATAAGANNNAAAAAAATCTCTCGTAACGAGAGATCTTTTAGATCTTTTAGATTGTTTAGATTATTAAAATTACAATCATTATAGCTTATAAACTAAATTACCACTACCATAATAAGCAAAGATACCTTGTTGTCTCAAAAATTCCACAGAGTTGATTTCTTTGTAACCCGGTTCATCCCGTTTCGGGAAGCCTTCGAAGTATCGATGCAGGTAAATCTTCATCATTCGATTACGGATTACTCGGGTAAATCCAACCGGAGAATACTTATCCGGAATGATATACCATAAATCTCCTGGAGTCTCTTCAATCAGTTCTCCGACTAAAGCGTAGGAATTGCCATCAGAAATATTCATATCACAGTAGGTATGCAGTTCCACTGCCGGATGCTGAGTTTTGAAGTGTTTGAAGATCTTTTGGGTTCCACCTTGCACTAAACAATGTTTCTTACTGCAAGCTCGGATCACTTCCCAAACCCCTTGCCCCTCACCGGTATGGTTATATCGATGTTTAGCAAACGTAATAATCTGAACCAGCTCTCCATCGAACTCCAACCCATAATACACTTGAGCGTTTGCATGACCATTTAAGTGATTCGCTTCCGCGAACTCTCTGGCTTGCTTAGCGGTGATCTCAACTATTTTGCCCTTACGGGCCGGAATTTTGTTCTTGGTAAGACCTAAATGATGCAAGATCATACTAATCACCAGATCCGTTTTATTATAAACATCATCAATGCCAAATCTCAATAACTTGATCTTTTTCTCTGAAAGAGATTTATTCATTCTTTTGAAGTATTGGTTGTCTACTTTGTTATCAGTAAACTCCGGAATGTTGGTGACCTCAATGACTAGGTTACGTTCCGGAATGTAGTGATCAAACGTAAATTCCCCTACCGTTAGGCTTTCATAGGCGATGTCGTGTTCCTCTAGCAATATAGGAACCAAGTTCTCCGCGAAAACTGCAAAATCGAAAGCCTTATCCACCTCTGGGGTGATAAACTGACGGTCGACCGTCCCGGTATCCAAAATTTGATCAAGGAGCTCCCGACTGTCCCGGTACACAATCTTTAAAGCTTTGAGTAAGAATTCCCCGTTATACAAAAAATTTTTTACAGGTTGCCCATTTTCGGTCACCGAAACGCTGCGCATTTGATTTTCAATTTTCGATGGGTAAATTTTCGATTGTTTTGGTTCTCTGAGTTTCGGTTCTCTTACCGTTTTGGTCACCTTAATCTTCGGTGCTTTGGGTTCTTTTGGAATTTTAGGAACCTTAGTCTTACGCGGTTCGCGCGTGCCTTCTTGGATCTTACGATCGATAGTCTCAGCGGTACGCTGTTTGATTTGATCCCCGTAAAGCTCCTGAACTTCTTTGCGGGTTAGCATCTTCAATCCGTTCTTTTTGAAGACTTGGGCTAGGTCGTCTAGCTTGGTAATACCAAACATTTCGATAAAATCCGCGAGATATAGCAAACCGGCATAGTAGAGGTTATGGACTGCAGTTAATAAATCTAAGTTATACTTTTGGCCTCTGGTTGTTGGTATAGGTTCTTTTTGGTACGCACCAGTCTTCAAAGAAATCTTGTAATTATTCGCTTTAGCGAAAGATAACAATTCCTTTGTTATTGGGATGTTTTCGGTTAGGAGATTTCCAGATTCTTTTAACATTTCTTATGCTCCTTAAAATTCTGAGTGAATGCAATGCGAGTAAATGTATTATAATGGTTTATCTAATAAGAATCAACTACTTTATTACCGGATTACTCCACAATCCCAATACTCGAAATCCTCGATAAATCTTTGATGTTGGTGATCTTCGAAATTTCCGGTAAACCGGCTAGGATCGAATAGACCATAATTCAAAGATTCTTTGATGCTTGAGATTTGATTGAACTCCAGGAACTCTTTGCTTACGCGAAAGTCTTCTTTATTCAAAATACCTAAATGGAGTTTGATGATGTTAATGTAATCGCTTCTAAAGTGATCCTGTTCATAATCGGTAAACGACAACATCAAAATTCCGCTATCGCGGAAAGCCTTGAATTTTTCGAAGTGCCACCCCGGTGTTTTGGGATCACCTTTTGCGGCCTTGTTAACGGAATGATGCGCCCTACCGTTAATCTCAATCCCCAGTTTAAGATTGGGGAAGTAGAAGTCCATATCACGATATGTTCTTCCAAATCTAACTCCGTGTAATTTTCTCGCATTTTGAACAAAGTCCAAATCACGGCAATTTGCAAAATCTTTCGGATTAGTAGAGTATTCTATTTTTGAGCAACCGATATTCGTTAAATCATTACGCATCTTTATTTCGGTAGTGTATGTAGTCGCAGTTTTAAGATTCAGCATCTTTAAAAGTTCACCCGCACGGGACCGCTTATAATTATCCACTATAAATTCAGAGGCCTTTACCATATCAATTTCACCATCTGGGGTTAATAAACTTGAGAATACCTCGTCTGTTTCGTTTGTGTGGTCCAA